AAGTTTGCTATCGGTGTACATGTAATGGTTTGTCAGAATGGTTGTGTGTCTGGTGACATGGGTACATTCAAAAAGAAGCATCAAGGTACAGTGCAAGAGTTTACACCAACAGCTATCTCTGAGTACATCAAGAGTGCAGGAGATGCTTTCCGTGAGATGCAAATGCAACGTGAGATGATGAAAGAGGTAGAACTTACCAAGCGTCAGCAAGGTGAGTTACTAGGACGTATGGTGTTCGAAGAAGATATCATCTCCACTATGCAGCTTAACATCATTCGTAAGGAGCTAGTTAAACCTAGCTATGACTATGGTGTAGAGAATACATTGTGGGACTTGTATCAGCACACTACGCATTCGATGAAAGAAGTACATCCAGGCTCTTGGATGAGTGATCACATGAGTGCTCACAGCTTCTTTGTTAATGCACAAGGTGAGTTGGTTACAGGTAAGTCTAGACCAGCTATCATCAGTGTACCACAGTTTGAACGTTACGAACAAGTAGAATTAACATTATGATTTGGGATAAGTTTAAAGATCAGTTTCACGAGAGTTGGCATGCGAAGATAAAACCTTTCATTGAAAGTGAGGCTTGTGATAAGATCTATGAACATCTAAAGTTTGAGAGTAAGAGGGGCAAGTTAATTGCTCCTCAATCTCATAATGTATTTAGATGCTTCAAAGAGACTCCTTATGATCAAGTGAAGGTTATATTCATAGGAATGTGTCCTTATCATACAGCATATCAAGGTGTACCAGTAGCAGATGGTCTAATGATGGGTTGTTCTATTACAAATAGAATGCAACCTAGCTTAGAGCAGTTGTACAATGGTATGCGTACAGAGTTGTATGATGGGCTAGGGCTAGATAGAAGGATGAATCCAGACATTAGCTATCTAGCACACCAAGGCGTTCTTATGTGTAATGCAGCTCTAACCACAGAGGTTAATAAAGCAGGCTCTCATTTAGAGCTATGGGAACCATTCATGAAATACCTATTAGAAGAGGTGTTCTCATGGACTGGGATACCAATTGTGTTCTTTGGTAAAGAAGCATCTAAACTTAAGAAGTATGTAGCACCGTTTACATTCACTTTTTCTGTTAGTCATCCAGCTTCTGCATCATATAAGAATGGTGATTGGGATAGTGAAGGTTTATTTACTAAGTTAAATACATTAATCAAAGAGACCAATGGATATACTATTGATTGGTTAGAAAAGGTAGAAGTATGAAATATTACATAACGTCCGATCATGATGTGTTTGAAGATGTATATGATGAAGGATTTGTTGGACAGTGTGCTAACTCCTATGAAATGGAGAGCATCATTACAGATATAGATCCAGCTAATGCACTAGAGAATTACATCAGAAATGTACTAGGATACAACTTTGACTACGATGATTTAAGTATGCAAGACGACAACATCCTGTTTGATGTTCTTATAGACAAAGATTCATTACAACCTGATAATGATCAAATCAAGAAGTGGCAGAAGGGTAAACTGAAGTTATACACAGACTGTATATCCTTCAAAGTATATTCACTAACAGAGTTAAAAAAGGAAGATTTCAATGGAAGAGTTTAAATTTTATATGGACGAGAAGAAGACCATTTGGTATCGTGGTCACTTCACCGTAGAAGCAGAAACAGAAGAGGAAGCTATAGAGAAAGCTAAGATGTACATTAAAAATGATACAGATGGTGATGATTGGGACTGGGAACAGTTAACTGATACAACAGAGTCTGTAGATCTTACATCAAATGGTGCACCAACTAGAGAGCTGTATGATGAGGAAGGTGAATTAATCATGCATAATGCATACTAAGTCTTACTTGTTACCTTTTTATGTATATTTGTAACAAATATATGCTAAATTTGTTACAAATGGCTAAGAGAATAGTAAAGAAGATACCAGTTAAAAGATCCAGATCCCCTAAGACTAGGAACAATGGAACTATGACAGAATCAGCATTTTGGTCCTTCATTAGAAGTGCACTAAGACAGAAGTCAAGATGGTGGAAACCTATCTCAGAAGCTAAAGCTAAGGCAAAGCGTCCGTACAAAGGTTGTAACAAAAGACAGAAGTTTGAGTATCAATGTAACCAGTGTAAGAATTGGTTTCCTGATAAGAAGATTAATGTGGATCATATTTGCCCAGCAGGAAGTCTTAATTCTGCACAAGAGCTGCCTGGTTTCATTGAGAGGCTGTTTTGTGAAGTAGATAATCTGCAGGTATTATGTGAAACGTGTCACAATGCTAAAACAAAATCAGAAAGAAATGGAAAAGAAAGTGCAATTATCGATTAATAGAACACCCTCGTTTACAGAGGTGTGGCATGAGGGATCAGTAGAGTTTGAAGGTAACACCCATAACTTCTGGTTGATTAATCCAAGAGGACGTGATGAACAAGGTAGAGAGTATGAGATAGAGGTGAGATGGTGGTTCAAGCAAGTACCTATGGAAGTAAGAAGAATGCATGAAGAAATAGTAAACTCATTTATACAATTACAAAATGATAAAGGGACCGAGTAAAACAGAAGCAGAGTACAGAGCTATCGTAATGGATAGCTCTTCTAGTCTAAAGGAGTTTTCACAAGACAGAAAGAAGTATCACAAGAAGTATGTACTAGGAGAGAGGGTAACTGAAGAGGAGAACAAAGCAGCTACTATGGGTAGGTTAGTTGAAACCAAACTTATGGAGCCAGAATTGTTTGATGAGAAGTTCTATCCTTCTACATGTCAGACTTCACCAACAGGATTGATGTTGGATTTTGTGGAGGCATTGTATAAACATATGTCTGAAGCAGTCAAAGATGGTGAGATCACTCGTCCGTTTGAAGATATATCCAGAGATGCTTACAACGATTCAGGATTCAAGATTAAGTATGAGGCTGTAATGACCAAGTTTATGGGATCAGATGCAGAAGCATACTTTGACGAGATCATGTTAGTTAGAAGCAAAGGTATGACAGTTGTATCTATACAAGATATTACACATGCTGAGAACATTGTTAATGAACTGCGTACAGCATTCAATACTGCTAAGATTGTTAATCAAGATAGAACATCTAGATATGATGTATACAACCAGTTGCAAGTAGAGAACTATCAAGTGAGAGGTCATCTGTTCAAGAGCATGATGGACAAAGTGATTGTAGATCATCAGGAGAAAATAATTCAAATCTACGATCTAAAATGTACTTGGAGTGTTGAAGGTTTCTACAAAGAATATTATCTTTATCGTAGAGCTTACATCCAAGCATTCTTATATTGGCATGCAGGTCACTTTCATTTCAAAGAGTTAGTTGATCAAGGATATCGTGTGGAGTATCCACAGTTTATCGTTTGTGATAGCACTAACTACTTTGCTCCAATCATCTATACACTAAACAATGTAAACATGACGGAAGCAAGAGACGGATTTGTACACAGAGGAATTAAGTATCCTGGTGTTGTAGATATCATTGATGATTTGAAGTGGGCAATTGAGAATAATGTATGGAATATGTCTCGCAAGAATTATCTAAGTGGTGGAGTAGTAAACGTAGCAGAATAATATGAAGTTAAAGAAAACAATCACAAGTATATTTATAGTGCCTACGTTAAAGATAGATAGGGACGCACTGAACGATAATCAATTTATCAATGGTTATCTTACAGATGTTAGAAGAGATGTACAGTATGAGAATGCTGTATATCTTCTCTTTAAACCTAAGAATCTTGATTCATTTAGATTGTTTCTAGATGCTGAGTATGAACGCACTAAAGATATAATTGATGATTATGATTACGAGGATGGTTATGTAGTGGTGGTGTACAAACTAAACAAGAAGTGGAATACAGATTTTGATTTAGTTAAGACTGGTGCATATTCTAAAACATCTGAAGATTTCCAGAAGCAGTTTCCTAAAGTGATTAAGATCATGAAGAACAATCTTCACAGAGATGAAGTATCCTTACAGTTTAGGATATTTAGAAAGTCTCAAGATCTTAAGAATCTATGGGAGGATAAACTTGATATGGAATTCACTGATGATATGGAGGTATGGCCAGGGTTCTCTGTTGAGAAAGAAGAATTAGATTTAGATAAAATTAAAGACTTAGAACTAGTATGAACTTAGAACTATACCCACTTGCAGGGAAGATGCTGCATGATTATTACTTAGAATTGATGTTAGAGTCTATCAATATGTCTCAACTCCCTGATGATTACAAAGAACAAATCAAGCAAGAAGGAATAGAGATGGACAAGATAGAAGATATCGCTAACACTAATCCTAGACACCTACTTGATTTCTTTGATGACAAAGAGATTTATGTACGTATTTCGGTAGATGCTGATGGAATATTCATGTTTTCTATCGTAGGACCAGTAGCTACAATAGGTTCTACTAAGTCATATAAAACAAGAAAAGAAGCTGAAGCTGATGCTATTGAGCAAGCTACAAAACAGCTAGAATTATCACTAACTAAATCGATTAGTGATAAGGAAAATAGTTAAGGTTAATTTTTGAATTTGGTTGTTTAGTAAGGGTTACAGATATACATTTGTAGCCCTTATTTTTTAAACAACTTATAAACAATCAAACACATGGATTTAGGACTAGAAGCCCTTAGTAAGATTACCGTTTTCAGCAAATATGCAAAGTTTATCCCCTCAAAGAACAGACGTGAGACTTGGGATGAAATTGTTAACCGTTATGAAGACATGATGATAGCAAAGTATCCTCTATTGAGTGAGGCTATTGTCGAAACAGCAAAGATGATTCGTGAGAAGAAGGTGCTACCTTCTATGAGGGCTTTACAGTTTGCAGGACCAGCAGCAGAGGTTAACAATGCTCGCATTTACAACTGTTGCTACCTACCTATTGATAGCTTACATAGTTTCTCTGAGAGTATGTTCTTGTTATTAGGTGGTACAGGCGTAGGATATTCTGTACAACGCCACCATGTAGCTGAGTTACCAGTTATCACTAAACCAGGTAAAGCTCGTACTTATCTAATCGAAGATAGTATCATGGGCTGGGCTGATGCAGTGAAGGTGTTAATGAAAGCTTACCTAGAAGGTGGGTTCATGCCTAAGTTTGACTTCCGTGCTATTCGTGAGAAAGGTGCAACGTTAGTAACAGCAGGTGGTAAAGCACCAGGTCCTGAGCCATTGAAGCTATGCCTAGCACACGTTCAGGCTATGCTTGATAGAAAGGCTGAAGGTGAGAAGTTATCTTCTCTAGAATGCCATGATATCTTATGTCACATTGCTAACTCTGTACTTGCAGGTGGTATCCGTAGATCAGCTATGATCTCTCTATTCGATCACGATGATGAGGATATGATTACATGTAAGTATGGTAACTGGTGGGAGACTAACGAACAACGTGGACGTGCTAACAACTCTGCTGTATTACAACGTGGAGAAATTAATGAAGAACAATTCATGTCTCTATGGAAGCGTGTAGAAGCATCAGGATCAGGAGAACCAGGATTGTATTGGACTAACAACAAAGATTGGGGAACCAACCCATGTTGTGAGATTGCTCTACGTCCTTACCAGTTCTGTAACCTTTGTGAAGTTAATGTATCTGATGTAGTAGATCAAGAAGATCTGAATGCTCGTGTAGCAGCAGCTGCTTTCTTTGGTACACTACAAGCAGGATTCTTTAACTTCCATTACTTACGTCCTATCTGGGCTAAGACTACACAGAAGGATGCTTTGTTAGGTATTGGTATGACTGGTATTGGATCAGGTGAGATCTTGAAGTATAACTTAGAGATTGCTGCAGATGTAGCAAAGAATGTTAACTCTATGATTGCTGAAAAGATTGGTACAAACGAGGCAGCTCGTGTTAACTGTATCAAACCATCAGGTACAACATCACTAGTATTAGGAACAGCATCAGGTATCCATGCATGGCACAATGATTTCTACTTACGCACTATGCGTTTCAACAAGAATGAAGACATCGCACAGTACCTAATGACTAATCATCCTGAGCTATGTGAAGATGATGTGTTACGTCCTACAGATACTGTATGTGTACGTATTCCTGTTAAAGCACCAGAAGGATCTATTCTTCGTACTGAAACAGCAATTGATACACTAGAGCGTGTTAAACATTTCTCTGACAAGTGGATCAAACCAGGACATCTTAACGGTGACAATACACACAACGTATCTGCTACTATCTCTATTCAACAAGATGAATGGGTAACTGTAGGAGATTGGATGTGGGAGAACCGTGAGTCTTATAATGGTCTATCTGTACTACCTTATTGGGGTGGAACATACCAGCAAGCTCCATTCGAAGACATCACAGAAGAAGAGTACAACAAGCGTATCGTAACTCTTAAAGAGTTAGACTTAACTAATGTAACTGAAGCTAATGACAATGTTGAATTCGGACAAGTTGCAGCCTGTGCAGGAGGTGCCTGCGAAATTAATTAAACCATTCACAAGTGAGTTCCTCGCAAGTCGAGGAGCTTGCTGTGGAAACGGGTGTATGAACTGCCCATACACACCAAAACATACCAAAGGCAGTAAGACTTTAAAGTAATGATGCTTTAATTTTGATTGTGAACAAGAGTATATATAGCCTAGAGGTTTTGCTTCTAGGCTATTTCTTTTTTAATGAATATTTCGTAACTTTAAGTGAACAAAAAATAACTAAATAATGGCTAAGAAGCAAGTAGACGCAACTTCGAGCAAATCGAAGTTTCAGGAAGTGTTGGATTCTCTTAACAAGAAATATGGTGAGGGAACCATTCTATCATTGGGTGATAAGAACCACAATGAGTACGATCTTATCTCAACAGGATCGATTGCATTTGACCACATCGCTCTAGGTGTTGGTGGTTTCGTTAAAGGTAAACTTTACGAGCTTGTAGGCTGGGAGGGCTCAGGTAAATCAACCATCTGCGGTCACGCTGTAGCCAATTGTCAATCTAATGGTGGTAAAGTTTTATATATCGATGGCGAGCATGCTGTTGATCCTAATTACTTTACTTCTCTAGGTGTTAATATCTCTGATATGTTAATTGCTCAGCCAACTTGTGGCGAGGAGGGTTTCCAGATTGCTATGGATATGATTAACACTGGAGAGATTGATCTTGTAATCATCGACTCAGATTCATCATTGATTCCTAAGAAGGTGTTAGATGGTGATGTGGGTGATAGTTCTATCGGTCGTAAAGCAAAACTTAATAGTGATGTCTATCCTAAGTTAAAAGGTATTCTATCTAAGCATAACACATGCGTTATTGTCGTAAGTCAATATCGTGAGAAGATTGGTGTTATGTTTGGCGATCCTCGTACAACTCAAGGTGGTCATGCATTGAAGTTCTATGCTGACGTTCGTGTAGAAGTTAGCAAGACACATGCTAAAGATGGTCAAGATATCTATGGTAATATTACTAAGATCAAAACTATCAAGAATAAGATGGCTCCTCCTTTCAAGGGTGTAGAGTTTGAGATCTTGTTCGGTGTAGGTATCGATCGTATGTTAGAAATCATGGAGATGGGTAGTGATCTTAACATCTTACGTAAGTATGGTAAGACAGTTACTTATAACGAACACAAGTATGATGTAGAAGAGTTTAGAGAGTTACTTACAGATAACCCTGAATTCTTTGATGCAATTAAGCAAGACATCATCAATAAGATTAATGAAGTAGAAATTGTAAACGAAACAGAAGATGAAGATTCAATTCAAGAAGTTAGTGCCGACAGCACAGAAGCCTAAGTTTGGTAAGCCAGGAGATGCAGGTGCAGATCTTGTAGCTACATCAGTCAAGTTAGAATATAATCAAGTAATATATGGTACAGGTATTGCAGTAGAGATACCAGAAGGAATGGTGGGACTTGTGTTCCCACGTTCCTCTGTACGCAATTACGATTTATCAATGGCTAACTCAGTTGGTGTAATCGATAGTGGTTATCGTGGTGAGATCATGGTTACATTTAACTTGAAGAAGCCAGCAGATATCCAGGAGATTTATGTAGAAGGTGATCACATTGCTCAGTTAGTAATCATGCCTGTACCATTGATACAGTATAAAGAAGTAGATGAATTATCAGAAACACAAAGAGGAACAGATGGACATGGCTCGACAGGACATTAATCAAATAGAAGAAGAAATTCATCAAGCAAATCAAGCAGAGATGGAACGAAGGAAACAAGCTAGTTATTTTCATAACACTTTAACAGATGAGGAAATGAAAAAACAGTTAGACGTAGAACTTACTAGTGTATCTTTAACTGCTGAGGAAATTAATGAAAGATTACAAAACTCTAGATTAGTAACTAAAGAGATGGTCAATCATCCTGATCATTACCAAGGTAATAACTTTGAGGTGATTGATATCATCGAAGACTATGAGTTGGGATTCTCTTTAGGTAATGCTATCAAGTATATCCTTAGAGCTGATAAGAAGGGTGCTAGAAAACAAGACCTGAAGAAAGCTATCTGGTACATTCAACGAGAGATTGATCGTGAAGACTTGTAGTGTAGACAACTGTAACAATCCAATATGGGGAAAGGGCTTATGTAAGAATCATATCAAGCGTAAGCCCATCACTCCTAAGAAAGGTGGATTGCTTAAAATGAGGCGTGAGCTGTTTGTAGTTAGAACCAAGGTAGAGACTATGAGGAACTTCTTCTTAGAGATCTGGAAAGAACGCAAACACTATTCGGAAGTAAGTGGTGAGTATCTAGGATCAGAGCCATTATCAACTTTCTTTCATCATATTCTTCCTAAGAGTAAATATCCAGAGGTAGCATATGATAAATCTAATATTATTTTATTAACTTTACCAGAACATGAATCTGTAGAGAATGATATGTACAGATTTGAGGAAGTAAACAAGCGTAGAGAACAACTTTTAAACAAAATAAACCAATGACAAACCAATTCTTTTACACTCGTACAGAGGGAGGCAAAGAGTATGCAGCCTCTTTTAATGTCAATAAGATAATTTTTACTATAGAAAAAGATGACGGTGCTATATTAGTAGTACTAGATGATATTCATGAACGTGTTTTTGAGACAGATATTATTAATCCTAAAACAGGAAAAAAAACTGGTGGAGTAACACGTAAGCGTGAGACAGTTCAGACAGAGATCACTCTAGTGGGAGATGATGTTATAAGATTTAAAAACTTAACCGAAATATTGTAATGGCAGACTTTAAACAACTACGTGGTAACAGATTGTTACTAGACCTTCCTGAAAAAGAAGAAAGTAAATTTATTTTAGACAAAGAAACAGAAGAAGCTGTTGATGCGGAATACTTACTAAAGCTTAATAGGCTTAAAGTATATGCTGTAGGTGATCTAATTACAGACATCGAGATAGGAGATGAAGTTTTGATTGATTTATCAACATTACGTGGTAAACCAGTAAAGTTTTCTATTGGTGGAAAAGATAGATTATTAGTGTCTTCATTTGATATTATTCTTGTTTGGTAAGTGGAATACATCACATGTCATATTGCAGGTAGACTCGGTAACAACTTGTTCATGATCGCTAATGCTTATGCAAGAGCACTAGATGAGAATAAACGTTTTGTTGTTTATCGAGACTACCTGACTTATAGTAATGATAATTACTTAGATAATATATTTAAGAAGATTGATCTTGTAGATCATCTAGATAGCTCACAGAAAGCTTATGCTGGATACTTCCAGAGTGAATCATACTTTGATAAGTATAGTGAGAATATAAAGTCTTTATTTGGTTATCCTCTTGAATTCCAGAAGAGAATACACCAAGAGCTACCATTCATTGCAGGTGGAAACATCACTGTTATAAACGTTCGCAGAGGTGATTACTTACATTCACCTAACTATCATCCAGTAGTAACACCAGAATACATTCACAAAGCACTAACACTAATACCTGAACCAAGGTATTACTTAATTGCTAGCGATGATATTCCTTGGTGTAAAGAGAACATACACTTACCCAATTCAATATTCTTAGAGGGATACAACAGTTATGAACAACTATGGATCCTGTCTATGTGTACAAACTTTGTTATATCTAATTCATCATTCTCTTGGTGGGCTGCCTATCTATCTAGAGATCCTAAGAAGATTGTAGTAGCACCAGAGACATGGTTCGGTCCAGAACATTTACATCAATGGAAAGATATGTACTGTAAAGATTGGACTGTATTACCAACATATTTTGAAAACGGCTTAATAAAACCAAGATGATATCAGTACTAACAATAACATATCAAAGACACCACCTTCTAGAAGAAGCTATTGAATCATTCTTACAGCAAGGTAATAACTTTGAAATGGTTATAGTGAACGATAGCTCTAAAGTTGAATATGTATTTGATCATCCTAGAGTTAAGATCTTTAACTGCAAAGAAAGATTCCCATCCATTGCTGCTAAGCTAGAGTGGGGATACAAACAATGTACACATGGTTTCATCTATAGACTAGATGATGATGATTTGATTGGTCCTAATGGATTGAACATCACAGCTAATGGCATCATAGCAAACACAGGCTATGAGATTTATAGAGGTCCAGCACACTACTTCTTTACTGATAATAAATACATCACTAAAAATGATAATATCAATAACGGAAACTGTTATACCAAAGACTACTTAAATAGAATCACATGGCCAAGTACAAGTTTTGGTGAAGATGCTGATATAACTTGTGGTCATAACGCTAAGACTTTTACACTACCTGATGTAACTATGATCTACAGATGGGGAATGGGAACTTTACATGTATCTGGTATGGGTGAGCTACCAAGTAAAGAAGTGTTAGAGAGAGCAGATAAAGTGCTCAATGGTGAATCGGGAGTGATAACTCTCAACCCACATTTTAAGAATGATTATTATTCACAGCTTAAGTAAAAAGAAAAAGGAGGCCAATGGTCTCCTTCTTACTTATCACAAAATGAAAAACAAAATTCAATTATTTCGATAGTCGCTTCTGTTTCATAGGAGCCATAGGACTCTTCAATC